GACCCTACAGTGCCAGGTGGTAGAATTACAGTAAACTACACTGGTGTGATATTCAACGAGGCATTAATGAATAGCGTGAAAGCTGATTCAGAGGATGCAATCGTTACAGAAACAGACTTTACATTCAATGATTATAACATTATTGAAGATACGAAATAAGGAGATGAAAACATATGTCTAAATTAACATCGTTTTTTAAAGAGAATGCGAAACAAATTGAAAACAAGAAGGTAAAAATTGATAGGTTTTCAGAAGAATTTGAGGTTAGAGGCTTAAACGCCTCTCAAACCGAGAAAATCATGGACAGGTCAATCAAGACTAAACCAGGAGTAAACGGTAAATTGGTAGAATACACAAGTCAAGGGAAATACTTAAGATTGATGGCAATTGAAATAATAGTCTACCCAGATTTAGATGACGCAGAGTTACAAGAGTCATACGGAGTTAAAGGTGCGGAAAACTTACTGGATGTACTATTAACACAAGAAGAGGTAATTCAACTAGTTAACGCAGTAGATACGAGTGCAAGCATCAACGAAGAGATAGAAGAGTCAAAAAACTAATTGAGGGTGGCGATGCGGAATCCGTGATACTTCATTACGCCATCCATCAACTCTATTTCAAGATTAGCGATTGGCTATTACTTCCAATCAAAGAAAAAGCCTTTTACATCGCATCTATACAGCTGAAGATAGCACAAGAAGAAAAAGAGCGTAAAAGGGCAGAAAGGAAGAGTTAATAATGGCATATACTCAACAATTAACCTTTATAGATAATATAACTAAGGTAATGAACAGCATAAACAAAGCAACAGCTAACACAGAAAAAACTATGCAACGAATGAATGAAGCTCTTAAGAAAACTCAAACTACAAAACCGTTAGATGGCGTTAACCAATCAGTCAGAGAAACGCAACCGCAATTAAAGAGAATGCAAGCGAAAATGGATGGTTTGAACAGCAAATTAGCAGAAACAAGTAATCAATCTGATAAGGTGCGGGGTGGCTTTGGCTCAATGTTTGGGGCAATGTTAACATCACAGGTTGTAATAGGTGGTATAAGTGCGATTAGTTCTAGTCTTAAAGGCTTATTCAATGATGCGCTTGGTTACACTAAGTCAAAAAATATGCTGTACGCAATGGTTGGTAATGATGACAAAGCGACAGAATTATTTGATTTAATCAAGCAGAAATCAATGAATAGTACAGTTGGCGTTTCTCAATTGACGAGTGCCTACAGTACATTTATGACTGCGACAAAGGACACTGGACAGCTAAGTAACTTGACAGCCTTAACTGAAAAACTAGCTACTTTTGACAAATCAGGGCAAGGTTTTGAGGGTGCTGTGTTCTCTGTTAAAGAATTACTATCTGGTGACTACATGTCTTTAGCTGAAAGGTTCAATATATCACGTACAGCTATTAAAAACATGGGAATAGCCGATATGTTCAAAGAGGGTGACATTACGGGCGGTATGGCTATGTTTGAGAAGTTACTAGATGGTATGGGCATGACAGACGACGCAATGTCGAGAATGATGGATGACCCAAGCATTAAATGGTCACGGATGACTTCAAACATGGGCACAGCTTTCTCTCTAGCAATGGAGGGTGTAATGTCTTCACTGTCGCCTCTGATGGATAGATTTAACGACATGGCAAACAACGGCATGATTACTAATATAGCTACAGGGATAGCTACAGGTTTTGGCTATATAGTTAAGGGGGTAGACTTTTTAATTACTAAATTAGGTCAAGTCTACACATATTTCACCAACAATTGGGGTAAAATATCTCCTATTTTTTCTGGGATAGGGGTGGCTTTAGGTTTCGTGTTCGGACTCGCTTCTAAAGTTTTAGGAATTGCCAAATCTATCTTTGATTTCTTCGTAAATAACTGGTCTTTGATAGAACCTATAGTTTTTGGTATTGCAACAACTATGATGTTCTTAGGTTCGGTTGCTCTTGCAGGAACAATTAAAAGTTTAGCTATAGCTACATATCAAGCCATAATTTACTACGGAACACTCGCAATCATGAAAGGCATTGCCATTTCAGTTGCGACTGCCGAGATGATAAAGACAGGTGCGACATGGGGAAGTGTTGCTGCTCAATACGGGCTTAACACTGCCATGTGGGCTTGTCCTATCGTTTGGATAATAGGTGGGGTTATAGCATTAATTTCCATCATGTTCATATGGTCGGATGTTGCAGGAGTTGTGGGCGGCAGTTTTTTGGTTCTGTTTACGTTAATACATAATCAAATAGCGTTTATTTGGAATATTTTCGGCAATCTAGCGGAATTCTTTATCAATTTATTTGTAGACCCAGTTTATGCAGTTAAAAAGTTGTTTACAGATTTATTTAACGGCATAATTGGTCAAATGTCAACCTCTATTCTCGGAGCGGAAATATTCGCAGGTGATTTCGCAAAGATAATGAGTGAGTCAATAAATAGCACGTTAAAAGGAATAAACGCACTTACAAGTGTTATGGACAGTTTATTTGGTACAAGTTTTGGACAAGTTCAATTGTTAGACACTGAAAACATTCATTCAGCTAGTAGTATGTTAGCAGGAATGAAAATGGAACTACCTCAAACAGATAAACATGTTTGGTCAGCTCCAAAGATGCAACAAAGAGATTACGGCGAAGCATACGAAACAGGGTTTAATTCAACGAAAAACACAATCGATGGATTAAAAAATAAAATAGGTGGAATTTTTGTTCCTGGTGGAGCACCTGCTCCGCACAACTCTGGAATGCCGAAGGTTCCGTTCGATTCTGGAGTGTCAAATACACCAGGATTACCTGAAAACTTTCCAGGAACACAAGAAAACCCTGCGTTTATTAACGAGGTGGATATATCGGAAGAGTCAATAAAATTAATGCGTGATGTTGCAGATATGAGATTTACGCAAAACTACATAACATTAACGCCTAATATCTCAATGGGAGGCGTTACAGTAAATGAAAACGCAGACTTTGAAATGTTAGAGAATGCAATTGCTAATGGATTAGCTGAAGCTAATGAAACATCAGCAAGTGGGAGGTATGTTTAAGTGAAATTTTATTTAATACAAGGAAAAACAGTTATTCAGCTCCCACTCAATCCGTCCGAATTAAAGACATCAGAAGCTTCTAAGAATAGAGTTTCTTCAGTCATTAACTTAGGAGATATAAATATACCAGATGTTAGAGGGTTGAATGATATTACATTTAGTGCATTCTTCCCTAGACACTGGAGTAACGGGTGTGCTTGCGGTATGAAAGAGCTTAAAAGCCCTATCTCATACGTTAATACTATCATGGGGATGAAGAACACCAAGCAACCAATTAGGCTAGTACTAGCAGGTAATATCCATCAAATACTAAAGGCTAATAATAACACGTCGTGTTTATTTCTAATTGAAGATATGAGTTACGAGATAAAAGCAGGTGAAGAGGAAGATATCCACTACACAATAAAGCTAAAACAATATAAGAACTTTGAGCCAAGAACTGTATCAATAGCAAAGCCTAAACCAACACCTACTAATCCTAAACCTAAACCGTCAATAACGATTAAACCCGCACCTAGACCTGTAGCGCCAACACCTCAAAAAAGAGGATACACAGTGCAACCAGGAGACAGCTTATGGGAAATATCAAGACGTTATTATGGAGATGGTTCCCAATATATGAGAATAGCCAATGCTAACGGCATAAATAATCCTAGTCTAATTAGGACTGGTCAATGGTTGGTGATTCCATAATGAAGAAAGAATTGTTATTTCAGAATATTGATAGTGGGTTAATTTTTGAATTATCTAATATAGTATCTAGTATTACGTGGTCTACATATAAACAAGGTGCGCCATCGAAACTGGAATTACAGATAATTAAGGGGTACAGTACAGATATAAAATTTACACCTGGTTCCATAATAGCTTTTAAGATAGATGGACAAGGGATGTTTTACGGTAAGTTGTTTAACGTATCTAATTCAAAAGACCAGACAAGTTTATCTTTTTATGACCAATTGAGGTATTTAACAGCAACAGGAACCTACAAATTCACAGGTGCTACAGCAGGGGATATTATAAGAGCTTTGGCATCTGATTTCAGTTTAAAAGTTGGTGTGATTGATAATCCTAAAAAGACAATCCGCCCACTAATTCAAGACAATAAAAAGATTCTCGACATCATCCTTACGGCTTTAGATGACGTGCTTATTCATAAAGGTGAATATTATACCTTTTATGATGATTACGGTTCACTAACGCTAAGGAATGTAAAGAGTCTAGCTATAAATGTAGTTCTTGGTGACTCATCGCTTGCGACGAGCTACACGCACGAGGCGAGCATTGACGAGTCATTCAACTTTATTAAACTGGTCAAAGATAACAAGGATAAAGGAGAACGTTCTGCTTACATAGTAAAAGATAGTAATAATATGAAACGATGGGGAAAACTTCAACTGTTTGAAGTGGTAGATGATAAGATGACAGAGTCACAAATATCTGAACAAGCAAATCAATTGCTAGCACTTCACAACAGAGTAAAACAAAAGTTAGATATTAGCGGAATAGGGAACATAGCCTTTAGGGGAGGGCGTTCCTGTTACGTTGATTTAAGTGAAACAGGTAACAAAGGTTGGTACGTGATTGAAGAGTGCAAACACTCATTTAAAGGTACACAGCACGAGATGAATTTAAAAATGAAAGTGGTGTGATGAATGTCAAATACAAATATGTTAAACGTCGTAAGAACGATAATTGATGATTATTTGAAACATATAGAGATAGCGGATACAGTAGCAGGGGAAATTGTATCAGTTAATCCTCTGAACGTTAGGATAGATGAAAATCTAGTGCTAACAAGTGAATTTCTTTACACCACTTATCCAATCCCTCCTGGAGCATTAAATCAAAGCGTTCAATTGCAAAAACAAGTTGGGGGTCAAAAATTCCACATATTACCTAAACAATTTTGGAGGTGATGGTATGTTATTAGGAATAGATGGTATTGATTTTACAGAACTAAAAGAAGAAGATAATGTAATCTTAACTAAACGTGATTATGGCATATTTAACGGTCGAATTACAGGCTTTGTTGATAACGCTGAAGCTGTACAACAGGCTTGTAAAAAGGCTTTTAACACGGAGAGGTTTATGTTTGACGCTTATAACTTTGATTATGGTGTTGAGTTAATCGACACTATAGGAAAAGATAAAGACTACGTTATAGCAGACCTAAAAAGAAGGTTCGAGGAAGCTATAACTAATATAAAAGGCGCTGAGTCAGTAAGTGACTTTTTAATAGAAAAGACGCAGGACGGGTTAAGTGTACTAATCACCATATTAACAGAGTATGGAGAGATACAAATAAATGAAGAGGTGGACATATGAGAACGTACCAAGAGATAATGGAATTTATGCTTGAACAAGTAACAACAGACATTGACAAGGAACAAGGAAGTGTAATATGGGACGCATTAAGCCCTTGCGCTATTGAAATGGCTAAGATGTATATTGAACTTGATGATGTATATAGGTTAGCTTTTGTAAAGACATCAGAAGGGCAACACTTAACTGATTTATGCTTTCAATTCGGAATTTATAGGCTACCCGCTACTAAATCAATTAGAGCTTGTAACTTAAATATGCCTGTTGAAATTGGCACACGATTTAGTATTGAGAACAGCAAATTAAACTTTGTTCTGATTGAACCTGATAGGCTAGAATGTGAGACTCCAGGAAGTGATGGCAACAAGGTGGAAGGAAGACTATTACCAATTGACTATCTAGAAGGTTTCACAAACTCATTTATTGGCGAGGTTGTTATATTGGGCGAGAATGAAGAGTTGGACGAAAACCTAAGGCAAAGAACAATCATTCACATCACAAGACCAGAACAAGACGGTAATATAGACCAATACATTAAATGGGCAAGTGAATTTGTCGGGATAGGGAATACAACAGTCATGCCTTTGTGGAATGGTGCAAATACGGTTAAAGTAATCATCACGGATGCAGAGGGCAACACAGCGACTCAAGAGTTAGTTAACAGATTTCAGCAGTATCTCGACCCACTAGCTAACGGTAGAGGTGAGGGAAAGGCACCAATTGGGGCGTTTGTTACAGTAGAATCTGCTACAGCACAGCGCATCAATATAAATATAGCTGTTGAACGTGTTTCTATTTACACTATTGAGTCTGTCATTGAATCAGTTAGAAAAGTAGTCAAGGAGTATTTAAAAGAAGCGACGAGAGAACGCTTTTATAAGAAGTACGAAGTGATGAAGCGTGTAGATGATTTAGATTGCGTTAATATGGTGATTTCACTACAAGGCGACGATTTAATGCCTTTAAGTGACGATTCAGTATTCACTCTAGGAAGTGTAGAGGTGGAAGAGAATGTCTAAACTTAAAAAGATGCAGGGCTATTTGCCAGAGTTCTATATGGATATAGTGGAGATGCAAGAAATATTAAAAGCGGAGTCCCAAGAACTACAAATACTGCACGATGAGGTGAACGAGGTATTAAACGCCTCATTCATCACTAGAACATCAGAAAAGACTATAAAGCTTTGGGAACGTCAATTCAACTTGAATTTAGAGGGTTTTAACAGTCTGGAAGATAAACAACAGGAAATACTAACTAAAATGTTAGGGTTCGCTAAATTGTCGTGTAGCAAGATACAAAGCATAGTGTTAACTAAGACAGGATACAATAGTACGGCAAGTGTTGAAGATAGTGATATAGTCATTACTTACGATGACATAGGTTATCCAAACGACGACGGGCAGGCTTACATAAAAAGTTATATAGAACAGCTAAAGCCTTCGCATCTTGGATTTAGGGTCGTGTTTATCTTTAGAAAGCACGATACACTAAGACAATATACACACGAGTATTTAAGCCAATACACGCACCACCAAATACGTACAAACAAGGAGGAATTATAATGTCAGAGAACACTACTATTTTAAACCTGAAAAAGCCTAGTCAACAAGATTTCTACGATGTAGAAGACCACAACGGAAATAGCGAAAAGATAGACGCATACGCAGGAAATACAAACACTAAGATAAATGGTATTATCACTATAAATAGCAATCAGCAAAACTCCATAAACAACATCAATAATTACTCTTCTCACCTTTCAACAAGAATAACAGCAACAGAAAACAAAAACATACAACAGGACGGAATTATTTCAGACACTCAAAGACAAGTATCTGATAATTTAGCAAAATCAAACGCAGACGACACGAAAATTATTGCTGATTACAAACTGGCAGATACAAATCTCGAGGCGAAGATTACAAACGCTTATAAATTGGCAGATACTTCTTTGGACGAT